TCCTGAATATCAACGCCATCAGGAATTGTCTTTGTGCCCTTGAGTTTTCCGATCAGCTCGTAATTTTTCTTTTCAAGAGATGCAATGCTGTTTTTCAGTGCGTCGATCTCGGGATTGTTCGGCGGCGCAGGAGACGTAATCTCCTGGTTTTGCTCTTCAGACATGAATAACCCGTAAGGTTGTTTTCAGCTCCACCTTACTTTGTCTGCCCGATATGCGGCAGACAATGGTCACTTTTTCTTGCCTTTAGGCGCAGCACGAAGTTGCGAACGGGTTTTTAAGACTGGGTTGCCAGTGCTTTCTGATGTGATTGCAATGACAGGATCTGCCTTAGTACCACGCCGCGTGATCGTGCCGCCTGTTGGCCCTTTAACAGTAAAAGACCCTTCCCCTTTTAGGGCAGTCACTTTGCCATAAGTGCGAACGCCGTCATAGATCCAGCTAACGCGTGAACCCTTTCTCACTTTTTCTTGCCTCCTTTCTTTTTCTTTTTAGGGGGACGGCCCATTTTTGAACCGTAGGTGCCAGAGCCTTTAGGCATCAGTCAGCCTCCGCAGGTGCTTCCTTTTTAGCGGATTTTTTCTTAGTCGTTGCCTTGGGCTTGGTTTCAGCGCCCTGTGGCGTGAACTTGTACTTAGCTGGAAGTGACATCGGGGTAACGTTTGCGTAACTGATCCAAGGTTAGCTCCGACCCGTCTTGACTTACAAATCTTGCAATGGCGTTGGTCGCGCCATGCTTTCTCACCAAATGATTGAAGTATGGGACTTTAGACGCGCCTAATGCGTCTTCCTTGGTTGATTTGTCTTGCGCATGCAACCATTTGCCATAGTCTGTGCCTGCTGGCACAAATTTCTTTCCAGCTCGTCTCTCGCCGCCTGGCGGTTCTGAGAAACCAAGTTTTTTGTAATCTATCACCGCTTCGTGTGTAGAACGACAGTTGAAGTGTTGAGGCGGCAAAGGGCCTTCGCCAAACTTAAAAACTTTGCCATCAAGAGCACGGCAAATTGCTGAAGTTTTTGTATCAAGCACCGCCATATACCGATATCCACTTACGACATCAGAATTTTGCGTGTAAACGGCTTGACTTGCTGCATTTTGAATTTGATTTACGCTCGTACGCACCATGGCTCGAATCTGATTATTAGGCACAGCCGTCAGCTGTTTCCTTAGTCGCCTAGAAATTTTTTCTGCTGATTCTCCAGTTAGCAATCCATTACGAACTTCACGGCTATATATTTCAGCTTGCCTACCAGCAAGCCTTTTGTACTCTGAGGACAGGTTTGCGCCGTTTGGCAACGTTATTAAGGAACCATTGCCAATATCTAAGGTAAATGGCTTTGGAATCCCTGTTACGGCAAAACCAAGATCATCGCTTAAAGAAACAACGTTATACGTCGTTGGATCAATCGTTGCAACTGCTTTGGCAAATTCAGGACTGATTTGCACGCTTTTTACTTGATATAACAGCTCCTGCGGAATGATGTCATCCAAAATGCCTTTTATGAAATTGACCTGCATCTCAGCAAGACCTTGCAGCTCAGTTGCTGTCAGTTCTGTCGCAATGTTGGCCCAACCGTTTAAAGAGCTTTTCAGTTGTATCAATATTGAATTTAATCTTGCTGCCTGAGTTGGGCTTGGTCTTGAGCCAATAGCAGCCAGCTGATCTAAGGTGTCTTCGATCAGATCGCTGTAAGTCCGGGCGACACGTCTGGCGACGCTGTTGCTGAATCGATTGAGATCAATCGCATTGCGATAAAGCTCAGCAGGCGTGCTCATGATTCATAAATGCCTAGACATTCCGCATCGTCAATGCAAGCCACTGAGACATCACAGCCAGCCCGCAAAGCACTGCCGACAAACTCAGAGAACTCAGCGATCACATCCTCTTCATACAGTCCGATCGCTGTTTCCGATACGCCGCAAATTTTGCCTTGCAGATACCAAGTCACCCTGATCACTGCATAGGTTTCGTGCTGTAGCTCTTGCTTTGAAAAAAACAGAAGCCGATTGGTGGGATCCTCCGGCTTGCCTTTGCGCAGTTTATCGAGCCAGCTCATCTTCATCCTCCATTTCTGTTTCTGGCATTGTGGTTTCTTCTGCAGCAGGTGGCGTCGGCTCAGGCTGTTGCATTTCAATTAAACCGCCGGTCTGCGTTGCCTCGATCTCCTCCTCTACGTCGAATTCATCGCCCAATACCTCCCCGGCAGACAGCTGGTTTAGCAGCGTCTCTTGCGTGATGGTGCCTGCGGTGTAGAGCTGCAGCAGTGACTGAATCTCCTGCGGCTCAAGTCGCGTGGCAAGGAAGTCGCGGTTGATAAAGCTGCTGCCAGCTTGCGCCTGCTGCATGTACTGCGCGTGGAAGCCCAAGCAGTTGTCGATTAGATCTTGCATCTGCTGAGCGATCACCATCATGGTGCTGTCGCCTTGACTGCGATCAATGCGCTTTGCTTCTGCAGTCTCTGCGCTGAGCTTTTGACCCAGCACAGCAGCAAGGCCCAGTTCGTTGATCTGCTGAGAGATCTGATCAAGACGCTGGAACTGTGCGCTGTAGCTGTTGCCAGACGGTTCTATATATTCGCTTCTTGCACTTTCAGGGAGGCTGAGAGCTTCTCCTGGGCCTGCGCTGATCTCCTCTGCTGACTGCGGAAAGCCATAGATAGCCAGCATTGGCACAGCACTGATGTGCAGCTGGTTGTCGAGGTCGCTTTGCACCTGATACGCCTTGAGGTTCAGCTCCGCGATGTCTGCCAAAGGTGGCCGCGACTCAAGAACGCCAACGCGGTTTGAATAGGCAACAGCAAACGGAATCTCGCTAAGGCTGGTGCTGCCCTCGTCGATCAGCACAAAGTCGCCCTTGTCATCTTTTTGGTGGATCTCGAAAGCGCCAGGCGTTAACACCCGCACCTGCTGCACCTGTTTCTCGCCGTAGAGGCCATCGGGCACGGTGATGGTTTCCATCAGCCGCAGCTGGGTCAGCTGTTGCTTGCCATCTTTAATTTCAGAGCGCCAACCAAGAATGTCTCTTGGCGTCACCGTCACGTAATAGGGTCTGCCGTTCTCACCTGCCTTTGGTGCATCCACAAGAACGCCAACGTGTCCATAGCGAATGCACTTGCGTGCAGTTTCGTAGGTCCAAACGTTTAGGTCGTTGCCCTGCAGGTCAACGTCAAAAAGCTGCTCAGTGACAACATCACTAACGTCTTCAAGCCGCACAGGCTTACGAGTCAACATGCCCGCCAACATCCGCTCCAGCCTGACGTAATAAGGCGCAAGCGTTGAACGCATCAGCCTGTTGTCATAAGCCTCGTCTAGTTCTCTTGGTTCTTGAGGAAGATATTTTCTGTGCCCTTTTCTGATTCCGTAGGTGCCTTGCAAAAGTGCTTCGATCAGCAACCAATGCGGCTCCATGTTGACAAAGGCGGAATTGGGACTTTCCACCGTCGTGACGTTGCCTACACGTTGCCGACCAGAAAAGCCAGAGTACACAGCTAAATCCCGCCCAATGCCTGCAGTTTAGTAAAGCCTGATTCCAGTACCACGACCAGCGCGGGCATGGAGCATTGAGAAATCCCGGTAGACGAGATAGCCAAGCGCATCATTCATGTGATCATATCCTGCATCTTTGTCTGGGTCTCCTGCTTCGCTGTAGCTCTGCAGCTCTAGGCACTCGATCGTCTTCTTGCACCACGGTGCGACTTGAAATCTAATTTCGCCTTTCCCGTTCTCCAACAAAGCTTGTACAGAAGCCACCCGATCACGTATGGGAGGATTTGCTTTCGGCGATTGATTGCTAAACCCATACGATTCCAAGATTGCGATGTCCGTCCGCGAGCTATTAGTGCTGCGGTTTCCGCCTGATGCATCAGGGTAGATATATACCGGGCGTCCATCAGCTCGGGATTGTATCTCTTTTGCCAGAGCGTCGGTGTCATGAGCGCCGCTGATCTCGTCGATCAGGTGAAGTGTGTTGTCAAGACGAACACCAATGACTGCGCTCATGTTGCCGATGTTGAAGTCGACGCCTACACGTAATGGCTCGTTCTGATATTCCTTTTCAGGTAAGACCGAAACGTGTTTGGCTCGACTAAATCGGTCGTAAACCTGACCGGTTGTGAGGTTGCAAAACTGACCTTCCAGATACGCCTGGAGAAGAGATGGGTCGTAGTTCGCGCGTAGTCGTTCGATGAAGTCTTGAGGCAGATGTGGATTATCTGCCGTACGCATTCTGATCAATCTGCGGTCAGAGTGCTTTGCCGCATCATCCGAACCAAAGGTTTGCCACATCCACCTAAAGCCTTCAGGCGTAGACGCTGCTGCAAACTGCCTGACATTGCCTGAGCGCAAGCGACCAAGGATCTTCGGGAATGCCCTTGAACAGACACTCGGATTCACAGTGTCGATTTCATCAGCAAGGACGAACGACAGGTTCAGACCGATAATCCGTGACCAGTTCTCGAAACTGCGGCACAGGATCTTCGTGTCGCCACCTGGCAAATGCAAAACGTATTCAGGCAGTGGCGATGCGCGAAAGGTGTACGGAATCTCGTAGTGCTCTAGGAACTGCTCGAAATCGTTTTGCCAAATATCGCGTATGAGCGGACCAGTCGGTTCCATCACGCACCCGATGAACCCTTGATTGGCTGCGGCTAGGTGCAGAGTTTTCGCAGCCAACGCCCTAGTTTTTCCTGCTCCATAACCGGCAGAAAGGCCGATAATCTCTGTCGTTTCATCAGACACGAAATCAAGCTGCCCTGGGTGCAGATCTTCTTGCACACGAGAAAGAACACGCTGTAGATCAAGCTGTTCGTTGTTTTCGCCGATGCGCTGAAGGACGTTCCCAGAAGGAATCGCAGACAGGATTCCCATCAGTCGTAGATTTTGGCGAGCTTGGCAGCGGTATTAATGCAACCGAGAGCAGCCTGCAAATTTGACTGTTCCATCGCCTTTTTTTGGATCACAGAAAGCTGGGACAACAACAGAGCGGTAAAGGCTTGTCGATCAAGGTTGTAGTCCTCCTCAAGCTCTTTACGAGCCTCAGCGATCATTTCGTCGACTCTGCGCTTGCCAAGCCCCCATTCTTGAGCGCCATATTGAACTAAGTCTTGACGCGTAGCGCCGTTCGCCATCATGCGAGTGATTCTGGCGATACGGAACTTTTTCTCTACCTGCGTACAACGCTTGTTAGCCATGACCTCATCCTAGGGAAGCGAAAGAATCCAAGGCATACCAAACGTGGCTATTTCGATAACCACCTTGATGCGTCGGAATAATTGGTGTGACGCCATGTCGATTGCGATATGCGGGATAGACAAGCATCGAACCGTCGACCTGATCGAAAGTTGCTCCAAATTCAGGGACGTGCAAGTTACCGCCAGTGCTGTTGCGGCGCTTAGTGATGATGATGTTGACGGCTCCTTTGACGTTGGCGTGATCTTGGTGCACGGCTGCTGCGATGTTGCAGTTGCTGATGGTTGAGGTGAAGTGATTGCTGAAAGACCATTTTTCTGGCACACGAGTCTTAATAGCTTTGAGATGACCATCGACTACACGCGGTGCATTTGTGCGTAATACCTCGAAGGCTTTGAGGCCTGCAGCGTTCATTGCACGACAAAACGTCTTAGCACTAGTCACGCCATGAACCGATGATCGGGACGGATATGGACGACGCATATGCGGCTTAGGCGGACAAGAACCGAGAATCGTGCTGTACTGCTTGACCTCTGCTGACTCGTTATGGAGGCCAGAAGAACGGCGCATGTCCGACTTAGGCACGCGCTTAGTACGCAGCTCTGTGTCTGCGATGTTCACAAGATTCAGCAGGTCTTTCGGCAGCTTCGTAAGGAACAGGCCAACCTGCGTGCCATCGCGATCAGCAAGGATGCAGCTGTCATGCACGTTCGGCTCGATGAGCGGAACAACATCACCGATCTTGAGACCGCTGTCGTTCGGCGTAAGCGTGACGATCGGCAGTGTCATTTGCTGAAACAGAAAACATTGGTGCAGGCAGGGAACCAGCTTTGTTGCCAGACCGTTTCACGATGGTCGTTGTAGCAGATGCTGTTCCAAGCAGCTTCTACGCGATAGTCATGTTTTTGCTTATCGATCACAGACCACAAACGGGTTAAGGATGGGTCGATGTCGAACGACCATTCGTAGACCAGCTTTTTGAAAGTCGCGGTTGTGTTTTCGAGGATGGGCATTTCAGCGCCTTCGATGTCCATTTTGCAAGCGTCGAAGCTCTTGGCCTCTTCGTCAAAGTTCAGGCAAGGGACTTTGATGCCTTTGTCGTTCCACTTGCGGACGATCGAGTTACGCCACACCTGGCTGTTATTGCCGATGAACAGGGTGACGCTCTTGCGGTCATCGTGAACGAGCGCAGCTTGCTTAACGGTCGCCTTGAAGCCGTTGAGTTTCAGATTGCGCTTGATCATGTCGACGTTGAACGGATCAGGCTCGTAAACCGTTACCTCTGCGCCGAGCTTGCAGGCGAGCAAAGCGAAAGCGCCGACGTTGCCACCGCAGTCCATCCACTTCTCGCCAGCGCCGATCTTCAGACCGCGTTTGAGGTAAGTCTTGCGACCAATCACCTCCTCGAAAGTTTTGAGATCGCTGAAGCCCGGTCGGTGATAAAAGCGAATGCCGCTAATCGTTTCTTGAACAAGTTTCATGCCTCGATCAGCTTCATGCCGACGTAGTCGCCACGTTTACGAGCAGCGTCTACGAGTGCCTTGGCCTCTTCATAGTCTTCAGGACGGAACTCGATCTGAATGGCCTTCATAACGCCATCAGCAAGATCGTTCGTCGGATCGTCTAGGTCGTCTAAAGCGGAATAGTCAGGTTCTTCTGCGAAAGACGGAATGTCATCACCCCAGCCGAGAAGAGTTAGGTCGAAACCAAGATCACCAAGCGCCTCTATTTCCTTTTGCAGAATGTCGTCATCCCAGGTGCTGTTGAGAGCGAGCTGGTTATCAGCGATGACGTAGGCGCGGCGTTGCTCGTCATTGAGATGACCGAGCGTAATGGTCGGAACCGTTTTGAGTCCCATGACACCAGCAGCCATGAGACGCCCGTGTCCAGCAATGACATTGAGATCGTCGTCGATCAGAACAGGGTTGGTAAAGCCGAATTCTTTGATTGAGCGTACGAGCCGATCAATTTGCGCTTCTGAGTGTTGCCGTGGATTGTTTTCGTAAGGGATGAGTGTATCCGGGTCACGCTGAACGATGTTTTCGGCAGCAATCATCAGGACCAGTTATCTGGATTCATCTTCCACAATATACGGAGTTGCCTGAGTTTCGGCTCTACTAAGTGGTGCGAACTTACAACGCCTGAAACCTCACCGATCGTAATTTGCACACAACCGTCCTCTAGGTTGCGGATTCGTGGATTTGGCATACAAGGCTCTAAGGCGTCGCTCATAGTCTTCAAAAATTTTGAGGTTGTTTAGATGTTGTTGCTTGGAGTAGTGGTTGTCCATTGATTTGAAGAATGTTGTCGGGGGATAGATCACGACTACTACGTGCCTTGCTTTCCCCACGCAGCCCTGCAGGTTTTTTATGGCTTTCAGCCTGCATGGGGATGCAGGCATCAGGCTCCCCGACAGGGCCTAAGTTACCTCTTCAACTGTGAAAGTAAAGCCAGCTTCGATGGCTTCATCTTTCATGTCTTGAAGTTCTTGTTCATCGTAAGCAGGATCAGCCCATTGCAAATCACCGTCAAGGAATGCTTGAAATTCCCATTTGGGTTGAATGTCACGATTGAGAACCATGAGGCTTTCACGAGCTTCGAGTTCAGTTTGAACACGCTCGAAGGAATCGAACAGGTCGAGCCAGTAATTGTGGAAATCCATTGATCTGTGAGTAGTGCGGTCTCCCGCTTGAGTTAATTATGACACATGTGGCATGCCACACGCAACCATCAGTCCCAAGAGTTGTAGTACTGAGGCTTGCCGTCCCAGATACGGAAATACTTGATGGTGTCTGAGACGTACTGCTTGCCCTCAGAGATCTGAATCTTCTTGCGGAAGACTTTGCTGTCTGATGCTTGCCAAGAGGCATCCGGCATGGCTTTGCCTTCACCTCGACCGTCGTCGCCAGTAGCGATGGTGTTGATGGGACGAAGCCAGACGCTGGCCTTGGTCATACGCGTGACGACGTAATACTCAACCAGCGTCATGTCGTAGCCGTAGCTAGAGCAGACGATCTGACCCAGCTCGAAGCGATCAGTTTGCAGAAGGGTGGAAGCAGTCATGAAGCAGTGCCGTCTCCGGCTGAACTGACACAATCATGACGTATGGCATGCCATAACGCAACTCACATGGCTGCGAGCTTGCGAATCACAGCCGCGACCATGCTGACAAGCTGCGTTCTAGGAATGCCGCTGTAACGACGAGCTATGTCGTTGACACAGTCATTGACCACATTTTTGCCAACAGGAAGGCCGTTAGTCGGTGCTGGTGTTTCGATGTAGCGACAAGCAGCGTCAGCGATCAGAACGCTACGCGCCTTGCCAAGGCGTTTGGCCTCAAGGTCTAGCAGCTCTTTCTGCTCAGGCGTGACGTAAATGTTGACGCGG